CCGTCTCGTGCTCGCCCTCGGCAGCCCGGGCACGGAGATCGGGGCCGAGGCGTCGAGGCAGGCCATCGGGGCACTGGGGGTGCTCGTGCTGACCGCCGTCGCGCCGCCCTTAGGCAGCGTGCGCATGTCGTTTGCCGTGGCGCGACGCACCAAGGTGTCGCCGTTCTTCGGGTTGGTCTTGGCAGCTGCCCCAAGGCGACCGAGACGCTTGAACTTGCCATTGGCCTCAGCGACGTACTCGTAGCCGCCCGACTTGTAGTGCTTGCCGACGGTGTACTGCTGCTTGGTCTTGGAGCCAGTAATCGTCTGCACTTTGCCACCACTCGCCATCTTGCTCACCTTTCCGCCCTTCTTAAAGCCCTGCTTGGACTTGACGTAAGCGTCGAGCCCTTTCTGTGTCGCGTTGGCAGAGGCACGCTGGTTCTGGTTGTAGGGATTGGCCGACGCGCCGGAAAGGAACGGCTGGCTGATCGTCCGCATCATGGGCGGTGCCGGATTGACACCAGTGTTCTTCGCCACGCTGGAGGAACTAGGCGAGCGAGCGCTTGTCAGCGCCCGTCCAAGCTCCTGCAGGGCCTGCTGCGGGGCAGGACGTGCCCTTGGTAGCGGCGGTGCCGGGCGCATCGGCGGTGCCGCAGGACGCGACGCGACCTTAGTGGTCATCGTCGGGGCCTTGGCCGGTGCCTTGGTTGTCGTCTTGGTGGTAGTTTTCGCCGGGGCTTTCGCCGGAGCCTTGGTCGTCGTGCGCGAGCTCGAACCTGAGCTACTCACCAGCGACTGGTTATCGGGCGGGGTGCGCGAGTAGGCGGGCATGGTGCCAGCCCGCTCCATCTTGTCGATGGTGCCAGAGCTCGGGGTGTGCTTCTCACCGTTGATGTAGATTGTGGGCATCAGACCTTCCCTCCGCGCTTACTTCTCGAAGTAACTTTGCCACCCTTGGCGTAGTTCGGGATCCCCGCCTTGTCATTGGCTTTCCTCTGGTCCGCTTTGCGCTTGGCCTCGGCAGCGTCCATGTCCCGGTAGAGCTTCTTCTGCGCGGCGAGGTCCATGATCGGGGCCATGGTGTAATTGGTACCATCCTTCTCAGTGAAGATCCCCGGCTTCTTGAACTTCCTCTTTACCGGCTTGCTGCCCTTCCCCGACTTTGAACCGAGTGCTACCTGTCTACTGGCCATCAGAACACCGCCTTTCCAGATTTCTTCCCCTTGCCGTAGTCACGCCCACCGCTCCACGTCTTGCGACGCAGCCCGCTCGGATCGCGACCTTGGACGATTGCGACTGCCGGGTTCAACGGATTGGAGGTGGTGTTGTCGGTGCGGACCCCACTGTGGCCCTTGCCGCCGACCGCGCCGAACGGGCTCTTGCGAGGCTTACCGTCCTTGCCGACAAGATGCTTCGGCTTGGCGAGCTTGTGGCGCTTCTTCAGCCCCTTGTTCATCCCGGGGCCTTTGATCTGTCGCACGGCATTCCGGCGCGACCCCGGGGTCTTGGAGAAATCCATCAGCTATTCCTCTCGTATGTGGGCCGTAGTTATGGCGCTCCCATCAGATTAGTTCTCGGACCCATGTCCCCACTGGCTCCTGTGCCCGCCTGACCCCCTTGGGCGGCTGCTCCGGGATCCTCTGGTGCTCCCCCCTGCACGGGAGGACCGCCCTGTACGGCCCCCGGAAGGCCCTGCATGGCGGCTTGCTGCTCGGCTTTCTTCTGCTGCTGCTCGATGTCGTCCGAAGTTGGTACGATTTTGGCACCATCGAGGCCAATGCCGGTGCTGACTGCACGAAGCACCTCGGCGCGTCCTGCCGGGCCGATGATCTGCATATCGATCGGATTGGAAGTGATCTGCAGAAACTCCAGTTGCCGCGCCCGCATGGTTTCGCGCTGCGTCGCCACCGACACGCCCAAAACCCGCACTTTCTCGGAACCGGACAGCAACGCGCTATCGTCGGTCAACATAATCATGTCGTAGAGCGAACCGAGAAGCGGGTCGAGCACGTCACGATCAATGTTCGCGGCAACTGTCTGCAGGATCTTCGAGGCATTCCCCATGAGCATGGCCAGCCCGGAGGCGGTACGACCGGCACCGCCAGTTGCACCTGAGCCCTGCAGATATTTCGGAATGGCCGAGAGCTCGTCGGCCATGTCAACGAAGCGCTGGTAGACTGCAAGCAGTTCCTGCGCGTTCGAATTGGGTTGGAAGAAGTCGATTGGCTTCTCGTTGGTCGAGCGCCCCATCGGGTCGGCGCTGACGCGCCACCGCTTCCACGGGTAGAGCGCCGCCGCGTCCTCATCTGATGAGATGCGGTCCATGTTCACCACAACTTGAGGGCCGCTAGCGATGCTCAAGTTGTTGATCATCGCCCGCAATGTCGCGTTACCCGCCTCCTGCACGTCGTTGAGGATGTCGGGCAGCCCGTTTCCTACCGGGGTACCGGGCACCTTCTCGAACGATGTGATGTAGTACGGGTGACGACGACGCGGCGACGGCGCGAGTTGGACCTTGATCGTGTAAGATCCAATGCACCACGCCTGCACGAAGTAGTCGCGCAACTCATCTGCTACTTCCCCCGGGCCATCGCCCTCGGGCATACCTTCTTGGATCAGCAACCGACCCTGCACGTTGCCGGTGAACTCCAGCGCGGAGATCAGCCCGCTCTCGTTCATGGTCGGATTTTCGCGACTTTCATTGTCAGCGCGTTCTGCATCGGTGCCATCGGTGTAATCCACCAGCCCACCTGCACCATAAAGGTCGAGCACTTCACGCACGGCCTCGGTGTTATAGCCGGGTAGATCCAGAAGATCGTTGAGGTCAGCACGAGTAAAGCGAATGCGCTCGATGACATTGGCGTCCTCGATATCGGAAGCCCCGGGTGTCCACCAGAGGTCAAACGGAGACACCCGGGTCCAAGTCAAGCGCGGAGTTTGCTTGACTACGGCCTGTGGGGTCGCTGCTCCATCTGGTCCAGCGTTACTTTCCCAAGTAACTTCGGGGAGGATACGAACGACCGGACCTTTGATGGCAGCAAAAGGGTAGAGTGGTAAATCGGTGATGAACTCGGAGAGCGCTTTATAAAAGCCTCCCAACTTGAGTATCTCGTCAACTTTATCTTCACTAACCTTAGCTTGCTGGCGAGCCTTCTTTTTCGCTGCTTGGCGAGCAGCTTCGACAAGTTGAGTGGTGCGATCCCTGATCTGATCGATGTCTGGTGGTGCGCCAAAGCCCTGCGCTCCTAGCTGGCCCATGCTCTCGACTTCGCTGGACACCAGTTCAGCGATGGATTTGAGGATCTCGGCGGGGATCTCAGGATCGTCCGGGGGCTCAAGTCCCCACGGGCGATCCGAGCTCAGGTACACGTCCCTCAGGAGGGAGGAAGCGCCCCGGCACTTCATGGCGATGATCCGGGCGTAGACCTCGGAGCCGCCAAACTGACGAATATCGGCCAGCTTCTGCGCATCGTACTGGCCATTGAACGCCCGCAGCGCTGCCAGCAGGCGATCACTCCACCCCGAGACGCCGGTATTGCGATGGCGGGAGAACACCTCGAACTGGCCGCGCACGAAGCTCGCTAGGGAGGGCGTGCTGGCGCTGTCGTTGGCAGCCTTGAGGGAGGCAGTCTGCGCGGCGGCAAACGCCTGATCGCGCATCTTGATGTCGGCGGTGAGCTTTGCTGGTCCTACGGCCTGAAGGACGGAGCCCAATGCCTGCGCCATCTTGCACTCACTGCTGGTGGGTTGAGTGCAGCGTTCTCGCCAGCGCCGCTTGTAGGTACTAGTATTAGTACCCTATGATTGGATTTATATCAACTGTTAGCTGGAGCCCACCATGAGCGTTGCTTTCGCCCCTGTCATCACTGTGCCGCCACTGACGCAATTGAAGCTGGCGCGTGAGATCGCCTCCGACATGCGCGACGTGGCGGAGATCCTTGCACTTTACGATGTCACCGAGCCGCAGTGGGAGGCGCTGCAGCGCTCCTCGCGCTTCCAGTCGCTGCTGCAGAGCGCCATCGAGGAGTGGCAGAGCGTCACCAACACCCCCGAGCGGGTGAAGATGAAGAGCCTCGCCTTCGTCGAGGAGGCGCTCCCCGAGTTCTTCGCCCGCGTGCATGACGGCAAGGAAACACTTTCGGCCAAAAACGAGGTGCTGAAAACTATTAGTAGGCTGGCGGGCATCGGCGGCCCGGTGGAAGGGGCGATCTCGGGCGAGCGCATGGTGATCACCATCAACCTCGGCGCAGACCACCAGCTGCAGTTCAGGTCTGATGTGCCGACCATCGAGGGGGATTTCGAGGAAGTAACTTCTGAAAGTAACTTTGAGGAGCTCGATGAGGAGGAACTCACCAACATGTTCGAGGGTGTCGATATCGACGCCAACGATGAACTCG